CCCGAGGCTGGCATGGCTGCGGCTGAGGCTCTGGCCAACGCGGGCAAGGCGGGCATCAACGAGGTCAACGCCTTGGAGAAGCAGCTCGCTTCAGCCGCTGGCAAGGTCGGCAAGACCGCGTCTGAGGTCATGTACGACAACGGCATCCACATGGCCGAGGGACTGGTCAAGGGCCTGGCGGTACAGCAGGCCACCATCGAGAAGCAGATGCTGAAGATCGCCAAGTCGATGACCGACGCGATCAAGAAGGCACTGGGCATCCACTCCCCCTCGCGGGTGATGAAGGCCATCGGTGTGTGGGTCGGCAAGGGCCTGAGCGGCGGTCTCGACAAGTCGGCTACGGCAGTGCTCGCGTCGATGAAGTCGCTGGCCGCGAACGTCTCTGGCTACGACATCGAACCGCCCTCTGTGGCTCAGCTCGACGTCTCGTCTGCGGTCGCCTCTGCGATCGACGGCGGCTCGGAAGGCGGTGTGACCAAGGTACTCAACTACTACGCGGCTCCGGGCTCGTCCATCTCTGCGGAGGAAGACCTGTTCGCTGCCGCCAACCGAGCAAGGATGGTGGGCTGGTAACGATGGCGAAGCTCCTCTTGGAGAACGCCCTGGACTCCTTGTCCCTCAGTGGGATCGAGGATGAAGGCAGGGGGGTGCAGGCACTGACTGGCATGTCCGGTCTGGGCCTGCCCCCCGTGTCCGTCCAGTGGCTGGAAGGCGCGGGCGACGGTGCGATGTACCGCCGCACCCGCGTCCTCGCGCGGGACATCGACATCCCGCTGGACATCGTCGGCGAAGACCGCGATGACCTGAAGCAGATCCTCTCCCGGCTGGCTCGGATGCTGGCCGGACCGTGCACGCTGCGACTGGTCGATGACGACGGCTCCGACTGGGCGACCGATGTGGTCCGCACCGGAGGTGGCGAGTACACCTACGGCACGGACACCACCGGCAACCGGGACATGCAGACAGTGATCACGCTCCGCGCGGGTGACCCGTACTTCACGTCCACGGTGCAGGTCTCCCAGCAGATCGGCGGCACGACCAGCGCGGGCCAGTTCGTGTCCGGCTTCATGTCTCTGCCGGTGGCCTCCTCGCAGGCGATCGGCTCGATCAAGCTGGAGAACACGGGCGACGTCGCGGTCTACCCGGTCTGGACTGTCTACGGTCCGGGCGACAACTTCAAGGCCGTCTCCCCCACGGGAGAGACCTTGTGGTGGAAGGGGACCCTGACCGCCGGTCAGGTGCTCACCGTCGACTCGCGCTACGGCACGGTCAAGCGCGAGGACGGCTCGAACCAGTACAGCCTGCTCGACACCGCACCGAGGTTCTGGGCCATCGAGCCCGGCATCTCGACGTGCACCGCGAGCCTGCTCAACACCACGTCGACCTCGAAGATCACGGTGGCATGGAAGCCCCGGAAGTGGATGGTGATCTGACCCCATGAAGCTCCGCGACCTCACGGTCGAGGTGCGGGACAAGGCGCTCAACCGCGTCGGTGCCATCCGCCCCGAGGAGCTGGTGCTGGAACTGGAAGACCAGTTCAACAACGTCGGGACCTGGAAGCTCACACTGGCTGCGGAGCACCCGCTCACGCAGTCGCTGCGGACTCCAGGTTCCGGCGTCATCATCACCGGCCCGACCGACGTGCTCATGTCCGGACCGACCTCGAAGAACGAGTTCGCCTCCACGCCCGAAGACCCCGGTGGGTCCGTGGTGTTCGAGGGGATCTCCGACACCTGCGTCCTGTCCGACTACCTCGCCTTCCCCGACCCGACCAACGTCAACCCGACCACCCAGACGCTCTCGCACGACGACCGCACCGGCAACGCCGAGACCCTGCTCCACGCCTACGTCAACGCCAACATCGGACCGAGCGCACCGGCAGCTCGACGCAAGGCTGGGCTCATCATGGGCACCAACCTCGGGCGCGGCACGATCATGACGAAGTCCGCCCGCTTCCCCGTGCTGGGCAACCTGCTCACTGACATCGCCGTCGTGGACGGGCTCGGCTTCCGAGTCGTGCAGCGCGGCGCGAACCTGGTCTTCGAGACCTACAAGATCACCGACCGTTCGAGCACCATCCGGCTCGACGTCCTGAACAACACCCTCGCCGGTCAGCGGGTGGCCATCACGCCCCCGTCTGCGACGCACGTCATCGTGGCTGGCCAGGGCGAGCAGGAGGACCGGACCTTCCGCGACGTCACGACCACCCAGTCTCTTGCCGCCGAGGCTGACTGGGGTCGACGCATCGAGGTCTTCCAGGACCAGCGCGACCAGGCGGAGGACGCACAGCTCGACCAGTCCGGCCTGGAGACGCTGGCCGAGAAGGGCTTCACTGCGGTCGCCGTGCAGGCGGTCCCGATGGAGGACTCGGCGATGCAGTTCGGCACCGACTGGGGCCTGGGCGACACCGTCTCGGTCGTCGTCAACAGCCAGGAGCTGAAGTCCACCGTCACCGGCATGATCCTGAAGGCCACCGAAGAAGGCTTCAAGATCGGCGTCGAGCTCGGAGACGCGACCGGCTTCAACGCCGAGGCTGCCTACGCGCAGCGAGTGCAGGACACCGAGAACCGTGTGAGCCAACTGGAGCGCAACAGCTCCGGTGGTTCCGGCGTCTCTACCAGTGACCAGATCATGTCCATCATGGGAGTGTGGTGAGAACGTGGCGAACACGCCCAAGCGACTGAACCGCAGCAACGCGACGACGACCCAGACGGTCGTCTACACCGTGCCTGCGGCAACAACGACGATCGTCACGAACATCGTCCTGACCAACTCAGGCTCATCGGCTGCCACCGTCCTCGTCCGGTTCGGCAGCGTGGCCATCGTGCCCAACACGCCGGTCCCGGCGAACGGCATCTTCACGCTCGACATCACCCAGGTGCTGACCGAGACCAACACCATCGACGTGCAGTCCAGCTCCACCACGGTGGGCGTACACATCAGCGGAGTGGAGGTGACTGCCTGATGGGCTTCAACGTCATCCCCGCTCCCGAGATCTCCGGCTTCACTGGAGCTCCAGGTCCGACCGGCCTGAAGGGCGACACGGGGGCTACTGGACCGGCTGGACCTGCGGGTCCGGCTGGCCCGGCCTCGACCGTTCCTGGGCCGACTGGCCCGGCTGGGCCTACGGGACCGACTGGACCACAGGGTCCTACGGGCGCGACTGGTGCAACCGGCGCGACTGGTCCCGTTGGTCCCGCTGGTCCGACCGGCCCGGCAGGCGGCGTCACCTCGGTCAACTCCAAGACCGGCGCTGTGTCGTTGGCCGCTGCGGACGTGGGCGCGATGCCCACCACGGGCGGCAAGTTCACTGGCGACTTCAGCATCGACGGAGCCGCTGGCTCCTACCGGCAGTTCAGCCTCGACGTCGGTGGCGTGAAGCGATGGACGTTCCAGAAGGACGACGTCGCAGAGGCCAGCGGGGCTGGCTCGAACCTCCGGATCTCCTCGCGCAACGACGACGGCACCTTCAAGTCCACGGTCCTGTACGCGGATCGAGGGACGGGCCAGGTCGCGGTCGGCACGACCACTCCATCCTCCTCGTCCAAGCTGTCGGTCGCTGGCTCGATGGCGCTGAAGAACATCACCAGCCCTCCCGTCGCTGACGGCACCGCCGCCTTCCTCTACTCCGAGGGCGGCGTGGCCAAGGTGATCCAGGGTGACGGCACGGCCTTCCCTCTGACTGCGGCTCTGCCCACCACGGGCGGCACGCTCAGCGGTGAGCTCAGCGTGGACGGTGCGGCTGGCACGTACCGTGAGTTCTCCTTCAAGTCCGGTGGCGTGAAGCGTTGGTCGGTCCAGGCGGAGAACTCCTCCGAAGCTGCCGGTGACGGCACTGGCTCCGACTTCCGGATCTTCTCCAGGAACAACGACGGCACGTTCAACCTGACCGGCCTGTCGATCACCCGCAAGTGGGCGCAGACCACCTTCGGTGACGGCGGTGCACTGGGCGACGCGAAGTCGACCACGGGCGGCGCGCACGGCCTGCGGAACATGACCTGGGAGCCAGCCCTTCCGAACGAGGGCGTCCTGCTCTACGCGCGGAACGGCGTGCCCTACGTCAAGCAGGGCAACGGGACGGTCTTCGCTCTGGCTCCAGCGGGCACGGGTCCTACTGGGCCACAGGGTCCTGCCGGTCCCACGGGTCCTGCCGGTCCTTCGCTCCCGCAGTTCGAGCCTGCCGACCTGGGCCTGGCGGCGTGGGCGTACGACCCCGCAGTGTCTGCCTCGGACGGGCGACTGCCCGGCACGTCCGCGCGAGTCACCGCCGTGACCGTGAAGCAGACGACGACGGTCTCGAAGATCGCGTTCCACTTCTTCGCGTACGCGGGCGGCATCACGACCGGCTCCTGGGCTGGCATCTACGACTCTGTCGGTAACCGCAAGGCGGCGACTGCGGACATCGTCGGCACCTCCCAGTTCCCCACGGTCACAGCCGCTGGAGGGCAGACCGTGTCAGTGCCGCTGACCGCTTCCGTCTCGCTCGCGCCGGGCGTCTACTACATCGTCTGGCGCTTCCAGTACACGACCAACGGGCCGACGCTCCTCCAGTTGGAGAACAACGGAGCTACGCCCCCGAACAACTTCGGCCTCACGGTCGTCCGGCGCTTCGGCGTCTACTCGTCCGGCCTGGGCACCGCTGCCCCCGCGACGATCACCGTCCTCAGCATGGAGGTCGGGGCGAACCGCTTCTGGGCGGGACTCGCGTAACACCCCTTGTGACAGAAGGGAGTTCATCCCATGGGCGCTTCGATCTACCCGCCCACCAAGAACGACGGCTACTCCAAGGGGGTCGTCACCTACCAGGCGGTCAGCACGACCGCCTACCTGACCAGCGCCGAGACGATCGTCTACACGCAGTCCTTCACCGCAGTGGCTGGCCGGTTGTACCGCGTCACCCTGCGAGGGACTGCGGTCGACACCGACTCGACCGGCGACAACAGCTCGCTGCGCTACGCCAAGCAGGGCGCGCAGACGTCGTGTCGCTGGGCGGCTGGCGACACGGTCACCACGGCCAGCACTGCGGCTGGCTTCTCGACCACGACCACGTTCGATGACGACTCGATCACTGCGATCGGCATGAACATGATCTTCTACCTGCCGTCGCTTCCGGCTGGCCTGGTGACGATCGGCATCGGCCTCGCGGCCACTCGCAGCTCGACCACCTACGGCATGGTCCGGTTCCTCCCCGGCACAGGTGGCGCTCTCGTCATCGAAGACGTCGGCCTGGCCGTGTAACCCCAACCCCCTGTCCCTACTCAGGCACAGCGCAACCGAAGGACTCCCCCACCCCCCATGG